TGCTATTTGTATAGCTTTATGGTTAGCTGGATAAACTCTGTCAAATAAATCTCCAGCTATAGTTAGTATATCTAAATTATCTTTTATTTTATCTATATAATAAATAATATTCATAAGTTCCTCTACGTAATCTGTAGGTTCTTTGTAGATTGATATATGAATATCCGAAATATTAATATGTCTTACAAAATGCTTCATAAACACCTCCGAAACAGCTTTTTGATTAAATTTGGTGCTACGCACCCAAAATTTTGTTGATGAAATTTTGACTAATTAGGAGGTATAAAAATGATAAAAACTAACAAAGCTAAGTTCTCTGATTTATCATCACTTTGGGTACAAATGGATAAAGTAGACAACTTATCATCAAAAGTTATAGAGCTTATAAGTGGACAAGATGTAAATGCAGAAACAGCACCAGAGTCTTTTTTACTGTATGAAGCGAACTCGAACAAAATGTTCAAAAGAGATATATTTAGACTATTAAATGAAGGTAAAATACAAATTAAATATAATCCTATGGTTGCTATAGGAATGTATCTTCCGTATGCTCCTTTAATTGATAAGAACTCAGGTTCTGTGCAAGTTATAGTGAATGCTACTTCTTATTGTGTAGAAGAAGATGGAAAGCTTAAGATTAATATAAATGATTTAATAGGACTTTGTCAAGGAGCTTATGCTGTATACACTTCTCTTATTAACTATACTAAGATATGTACTAATTTCAAGATGAGATATGAGCTTATTGAGTTATACTTTAAGATTATGACTATTGCTATATCAGGTTCTCCTATATTTGCAAGTGGAGCTAACTCAAGGTATCTTAAATATATCTGTGCTAGATTCTTGCTAGGACATCATTTTGGACTTGACAAAAATGTTCACGAAAGTGCTATGAACCAAGCAAAGATTGATATGGAGAATGAAAAAGCATTTATAAACCAAATGGTTTTAGAAACTCCAAAAGAGAACTGGCATTCATTTCACGGTATAGTAGAGATACTAAAAGCTAACTTCTTATCTTTAAAGGATAAAGTATCAGTAGAAAGTATAAGACAAAGAATTGCGATTATATTAGGTTCACCTAATACATTTGTAATAGATTATGTTCCTTATCTTTGTGCACTATCAGCTGGGTATTATACTAACTATATTATCTATAGAAGTTCTACTATTAAATCAGAACTTCAGCCTTATTGTATGATGGTTGCAAAAGATGTATTGCAAGCACTTTAAAGGAGGTTTAATATGAAAACCTTTATTGATAGCTCAGATGGAAGAAAGACTTCCTTCTTTGAGCATATAACTCCACATATGTCTAATCTTATAGAAATAGACGGAATAGTAGGAGTTCATAAGTTTACACTTACAAAACTTACAAATCCTACTATGGAATTTTTAGATACTCTAAATTTAGGAAAAGGGCACTTTCAAACTATGTTTGATGTATACCAGTTTCCAGAGCTTCAATTCACACCAGACTTTGGTAAGTACCAAATAATGTTCGAAAATACCACAGGATTTAGAGATTATAAATCGTACTGTGATATAAAGAAAGCTAAATACTTCTTCGTAGACGAAAGTCTATTCTTTGTAGTTCCAAAAGATGAGATATTTCTAACTTCTGGAATACTTCTTATATCCTCAGGAAATGATGTCGTTAGATTTACAACTACTAAAGAAGCTGATAGTATTCATCTTTATTCTAATCTGTATCTTAATACAGCACTTAAGAATATAGAAGTATTTTCAGACAAAAAACCTATAGACCAGTATGAGATATGTCATGGTGTATTTGAAGATGATGAAGCTAAGTTTAAAAACGGTATAGCAAGAGGAGTTGTAGTAAAAGCTCCTACAAATGGGATACTATCATCTATAGGAATTATAGTGTACGAGAAAGCTGGAGTTACAGGATTTGAGTTTAGAGAACTAAATTATGCTTCTTGGAATCAAAAGACAGCAGTTCTTAATCTTAATAACTTGGAAGATGAAATAGGAGCAGGAACTACTATAACTAAGCTATTTATATTATATGATACAAATACAGCTGAGAAAACTACAGTAGATAAGTTATTTCCGGGTATAATAGATATAGCTTCTAAAAAGTCTGCACTTCATTTTGTAAAAAATGAAAACGCATCTCTTGTACCTATGATACAAGACGACCCAAGGTTTTATATGAACTTTGGAGCAGACACAGAATACTTTGCAAATATTAAATCTATATCTAAAAGATTAGCACTAGATTTAATATCGGAAGAATACTCAAAAGTTAGAAATACACTTGATATTCCTAAAGATGATGCTCTAACTACTTGGACATTCTACGTCCCTAATAGATACTCTCAAGTAGTATCTTTATATGTAAATGGACTATTCTATCATCATGAATTTTTAAGAGAAGATAGACTTGGACTTTCTAAGATTGTAATAGAGAAAGAGCATTTAAAAGAATATGGCGAAATAAAGACACTAGAGGCTTGTGTAGAGCCTTTATTCACAAGAAGGTATGATTTAGTTATAGATGATGATATACAGTACGGAAAGGCTACAGCACACGCTCAAAGCGATGAGCTTAACTTAATACCTTTATATGACACAGCTGGACTTGACAGTGAGTTTGACTTATTCGTAGACGGACATTATATAAGAAAGGAATTCTATGAGTTTGTAAATTACAATAATAACTTATTCGTATTCTTAAAGAAAAGGTTTCTTAAAAATAGCTATGTATCTTGTATAGTACACGCTGATGATATATATGACGTCAAAAAAGGTACTATAAGTGATATAGAAGGTAAAGAGCATATGTCAAGATACAATAAGATATATTATGCTGGTAAACTTATCCCTTATAATCATATACATGACTTCTTAGAAGGTAAGTATTACGATATAGCTCTTGATACACTTCCTGATATAAATGATGCTAAGATAGAGATACTTGAGTATAAGAATAATAAAATGTATGATTTTATATCAGACGGTAACAATCAAAACCTATTAAAAGGATTTCATAAGATATCTGAGGTAGAGAAGAAAGTAGCCATATTTTCGATGGTTGACATTTATAATTATATAAAAACCCAAGTTTCAACTAACATCATTTTGGCTAATAGTTATCCTATTCATAACCACGATGATGATATTATAAAAAGGACCAAATTCGTATACGATTGTATTACTATTGGAAAGAAATTAAGAGGAATTGTCAGCGGGAATGATATAATAGACACAGGAGTGAAAGACTATATAACGACCACTTATCAAGATTTGATAAACTCCAATGGGGTACTGGTATTAAGTAATAATGAGACAGTTATTTCACAAGCACCTATGCCAGTTATATTTGAAAGGTATGATGATTAGCTAATACTAAGAAAAGAGGTGAAAATCTCCTATTCTTTAAATTTTATAATTGTTACAATTAAATAGCTTTTGATAAGTACATATACGGTGTATAATGAGAAAGCGATGTTCGGCAAATTTTGGTTTGAATTTTAGTAGTATTCTTTATCTGAGTATATTCTGAGATATACCTCGAACCGCAGATAAATAAGAATACGGTAAAATTCCTTATGTGTTTTAAAGTTTATATACATATTTCTAAATTATCAAGTTCAAATATAATATTTGAAGTAGAAGTTATTAGTAGAAATATAACATTAGGTATTTTGGGTGTCCCTTTGATGAGTTGAATTTATTAAGATGAAACGCCGTTCACCGGAACGGTTTACAAATGAATTTTGGGTGTCCCACCTCATTAACGTGAATAGTATACACCAAGCTTACTATTCAGGATAAAAATTTGAAATTATAAGTTTTATTATTTAGGTGTCCTACTGTGTAATTGTAAAACTAAATTAAAAAACTTTAGATATTTTCATAATGTCAAGTTATAAAGATATCTGGTCATGTAATGATACAAAGATATATGCTCCCATTGCGGGAGCATATATTTTAATGTATTCCGTCCATATGTGGCTTATATTGATTGAGAAGTTTACCGTGTTTTATAAAGCTATACGTTGCTAGTATATTCAGAACTACAATATTTATGAAAATGCACGATATGAAGTGTAATCCTAAGATATATAACACGATAAGGACAAAGGCACATCTTTTAAAAAACGCAGAAGCCTTTTCGTTCCACGTCCTTACATAGATATAGAATAATAAAAAAGCTATGGCAAATAATACGACAATATTCAGCAATAATTTTAAAAGATACATTCTAACCTCCTCTCTCTTTAAAATGGATTACGTGATTTTGGTTTTAATCTATTAATGCGTTTTCCATTACCGAAGTAACTTCCATTTACACCCATAGTTATCTCCTCATCACCATTTCCATTTTCTAAAGTATTATATATTTCCTGAGCTTTACGCTCAAACTCCACCGCATCGTTTCCTCTTTTATACGTATCGTCTTCAAGAGTTCTAAAACCTAACATTTGTCCATTTTCCAAAGCATTCTGTTTTATAAACTCTTGATACTTTTGCTCGTCAGTAAGTCCAGCATAAGGGTCTACTTTAATGTCAAATACATCAAGTTTATTATATTGTAAACTTTCATCGTCTGGTACATTAGGATAATGAAGTCCGAATTTAATATCCATATCTATATCTTTATAAAGTACATATAAAGCCATAAGGTATGCCATTAAAACGTCATCGTGGTATCCCGGTAAGTGGTCTACTCTACCAGCTGATGATATTGTAAGGCTCATAAGTTCACGTGATATATCTTCTGAAACGAAGTATGTCTTGTATCTATTAACTCTCATATTTAGAATTTCTCTTGTCATAGTCTCACGGACATCATGTGTCATATCAAGACCATATTTACCTTTAGATATTTTACCATCATCTGAATTAATATAAAATGAACTATCATCTTTTGCTGTTTGATAATAGATATTATCAACTATATCAGAGCAGTGTATAAGCTTATCTACGACTCCACGTCCTATACCGTTTCTTTCTATTACAAATATACCATTAGGTACATATTGTCTATAGAATTCGATTATAGTTTTTGAGAATATCTCAGTATCATCTTCGTTACTTCTAAAAGTAAAAAGTACCTTAGTAGTGTCAGGGTCTATACCTACCATAGTAGAATAGTCAGAGTCTTTAGTTCCTCCACCACCAGCTATATCGACACCTATTACAACTTTCTTAAATCTTGCAAGTTCAAAACCGTCATAAGTTGTAAATACGTGACGATTGTTTAAGACAATAGTTTTCTTTCTTTGGTTTTTGGTATAAATATCAATAAGTTCCAAAGCTCTTCTTGAGAATGGTGAACGGATAAGAGTTCTTTTCCATTTAAGCATAACTTCAACGTCGAAGACTTCTCTATCAAGTTTACGTAGTCTTTCTATTAACCATTCTTGAGTAAAACCAAGTTCATTGTACATAAATGAGCAAAATACTATATCTTTCTTACCATTTGCTCTCATATATGTCTTTAGCTCTTCTTTTGATAAATCAAACATTATAAGATTGAATCTTACGCAGTTTTCAAATAAAAGCTTATATAACCATTCTCCTTCTTTAGTTGTAGCATCAGGTGGAGTAGAAGTCATAGTAATATTATGTGGAGTTCCTACCTTTTCAGCATTTGCAGCCGCTTCTTCATGAGCAGGTTGAGCTGAACCGTAAGCAAGATAATTATATTTAGACCAACCAATTTCGTCAAATCCTATTTTAACTAAACTTTTTCCCCGTCCAGTCTTCATAGCACCTTCTTTAGTTTGTCCTGTCGTTCCGGCATATATTTTATTATTCCAAAGTTTGTGGTGTATTTCTATACCTTTTGCATAGTCATCGCAATCTACTATAGTTATATTACCAGTAGTATCTTCTTTTGCTTTAAATCTATAGAACTTAAGATAAGCTGGTAAGAACTGCAATATATTTATAACGTCTTGTAAGTTATCCTTTGCTTTAGGTAAGTTATTTGCAAATAGTGCCATATTAGCATTACGAGAAGCAAAGTTCCAGCACCAACCAACGATAGCATTGTCAGTTCCCGATTTATACGTTTGTCTTGGTTGTTCAAGATAATACGTGATATCATTTGCTGTTAGATACATTGAAGTAAATGAACCTATGTGAAATCTCATCTTAGTAGGTCCAGCTGGAGTTGATACTCTTGCTACTTCACGACAATAATAGAATATATTAGAGCAAGTTTCTAATTGTATTCTATCCATTTGGTCTTGTGTTAGATTTTTAGAATGTGGGTCTACACCGTCAAGTGATGTATCATTTAAAAGTAGTGGTAACCACCATCTATGCACACCTAAGTTAAATAAAACCTTAGCAAAGTTAATTGCGTGTGGGTTTGTAGATTGAAATTGCACTTTTGGTATCTTAGGTGGTGGAAATTGTTTTAATAAATCTTCCATCATTCTATCCATAGTAGATATATCTTTAGTATCGTTTATAACTCTACCAGTTTCTATGTCTATATTAGGGTCTATCTCTCCTTTTACATCGTAGTCAACTTTAGGTATATAACCCTCACTCGGTGAGTTAGGGTCACGTACCGTTTCATTAGGATTTACGTAATTAGAATAAATGTGATTTCCGTCAGCATCTGTATCTACATGATTTTCCGAAACTATAGTTCCGGCAAGTTCTATAGATAATCTATCAAATCCTATATCTCCTGTCATTTCATTATCTTTTTGAAATTGTCTTATATCACTTTGTACTTCTTTTTTGAAACTAGAATTGAGTTCTTCTTCTTGTAAAAACTTATTAAATTTACTAAAACTATTACCCATAATTATCCTTCATAACCTTCAGGATATGCTATATTTATCGTCATTCTTGATTTCTTATGGTCAAATTTTCTAGTTTCTTCTATGTCTTTATTTAAAGTCTTTATAACTATATTACAAGCTTCTATTGCTTCTTTAGTCTTTAGCTTTCTTCTTAAAGCTTGAGCTTCTTGTAAAACGATGTAAGCATTATTTATAGCATCTTTTTTAGAATACTTAGTTGTAATATATTCCATATCTATTTTAGCAATAGATGCTTCTCTTGCTATATCTGTAACTTTCATCATTTCTTTTTCAATTTCATCTTCTGTGAATGTGATAGATTCAGCATACATTCTTATCTCTTTTCTTGCCATTTTATCTTGAAGTGCTGCAAGTATATCACAAGATTCAGCATACTTTAAAAGCTCTTTAGATGCTAGTATTTGAGAAGGTCTATCGGTTTTTATTTCGCTAAATCTATTACGAGATTTATCTATAGCTGATAAGAAGTTTTCCATTTGTCCAAAAGATGCTGGAGTTTCAGCAAATCCAGAATTTACTGACCTCATTATTCTTGAAAGTAAATAATCAAATGGAGAACCTTTTTGATTCTTACCAAGAGCTGAACGAAGTACAGTTTCTACATTTAAGAATTTGTGAGTATGATGTGTATTTATAATATTTTTAATAATATAAGCTACAGCTTCATCGAGTATTCTTATATTTTTGGTGTCTCCTTTTATAGCATCATTTATAACCTCAAATATTGTAAGAACGATAAGAGAAGTTCTAAAAGATTCTTGTGGAGTTTTATTATAATCATTTACCCATCTATTTATAACACCGTAAGAATTTGTATCAACATTCTCTCTATTATTAGCATAATCTATAGTAGATGAAAAACTTTGCATAAGTCTATTAGCTTTCATAATTTGAGATAGTCTTCCACATAATTTAGGGAAGTTAGATACATAAGCTACTATTTGAGGAATAAACTCTTTATATATCTTTTCTTGTAGAAGTTTACTATCTATAGTTTCAGCTTTTATCTTATCACTTATTGTATCTATATATAGCTCATCTATAACCACCATTAAAGATGATATTTTATAATCGTTTACGAATACCTCTAAATCTCTTTGTAAAGCTTCAGCTAAATCCATATTCTCATATTCTTCTAAATCTTCATCGTATTTAGATACTTCTATTGTAGCTGTATTTTTAGGAACAGCAAGCTCAGTTGCTCTACTCTTTACAATAGTCTCCATAATAGCATCAGCCGCACACCACTGAGTTTCGTCTATACCCTTTCTATTAGGAAAACCTAGAGAAAAAATATAATCGGGATATATGTCTATCATATCACTTGCATCTTCTGGATTAAAGCCTCTTATATCTCTTTTACAGTATGTAAAATTAAGAGTTATACCAGAAGCTTTATATATCTGAGATGCTAAGTTATATAGTGGCTCTTTAAGTATTTCTAACTTATTCATATATTAAAACCTCCTTGTTTTACTTAAAATATTATATTTTGGTGTTCGTAACAGATGTATCTAGGAACATAGAAAAAAAAATAAAGGTGAGGCGAACCCCACCAATATCTTTTATTTTCTTCTGTAAAGAGGTTGGTTATTTTCATCACGCAAATCCTCTTTACTTCTCGCATATTTATAGAACCCTTTGTGCTTGAATATATTTTTCTTTACCACAGTGCCGTCAGGTCCAGCTTCTTCAACTGAAACCCTTTCACTGTAAGCATAGAATATTTCTATCCAGCTATTTAGGTCCACACAAATTGCAGTTACAGCAGCAGGGAATCCCGCCAAATGTAATGCTCTGCAATTATTTTGTTCCATATAATCTATAACGTCATTGCAGACGTATAAATAGTTATCTGGAGTAAGTTGAGACCAAGCCTTTTTAAGTTCTTCACTTAGCTCTATAACTTGGTATCCTTTTTCCTTTAGTTCTTCAATTTGATTTAATCCTAAAGTATGATTTGAGCAATTTAGTAAATTTTGTAACATAATATCGACCTCCCAGTCATTTTTAAATTAAGACTATTTGAAACTCTCAAGCCTTCTCAGGTTTATTCCTTTTGTCTACATTTATCATATATAATTGAAATGAAAAATTACGTAAATTTATATACTGTCTGCGAAACCACCAGAAACACCCGAATATATTAATTTTAAAAGGAGGACTCGAATATGTATGTAAAAAAAGGTATCCCTTATAATATAGTAAGTGATGACGGATATACTGGTAATTCATTTATTACTATGTCTGATATAATTGCTAATGATATAATAATGGAAGCGATTTTTAATAATAAATCAAGAGAGCAAATAAAAGGATTAGAGAATGAACCAGTTTCTCGTGAACTTTGTGAAAGTGTATTAGATAATATAAAATCTGATG